GATCCCCCAGGCCGTGGTATTGGGGTGCTCGATCAGTACGCCCTGAGCTGGACCAACCCCACCCAGCACGTCGTCACCCCAGGAAGCTGACATGGCAAACGAGTGGGTTGTCAAGGTAACGGCCGATGTCAAGGGGGTACTCGATGCCTCGCGGCAGATCGGACAGCAAGGCAAGCAGGCTGGGGAGCAGTTTAAGCAAGGATTCGCCGGCAGCGACCAGACGATCACCGGGCTGCGTGGCCGGCTGAATGAGCTGAACCAGACCCTGGAGAAAGCAACTATCGGGTCTAAGGAATTTGCGGCTGCACAGCGGGAAATCGCGCAAACACAGCGGCAAGTAGACAGCGCCTTGGCAGGTGGCACTACGGCGATGAACACCTTTGGCGCGGCGGTGAAAGGTGTTGCGCTGCAGGCAACCGCCTTCCTGGGACTTTATGAAGCGATTACATTTGTCGGCAAAGCTGTTCTTGAGCTTGACAATGCAGGTGCAGCGGTTCGCACGCTGGGGTCAAATTCTAAAGAATTAAGCTCGGCATTGCTTGACCTTTCAAGCGAGCTGGGTAACAACGTAAGCCAAGGTGAACTTCTAAAATCATCTTACGATATTGTTTCAAGTGGATTTAGTGATACAACGGAAGTCGTTGATATTCTCAAGGCATCTGTACTAGGTGCAACGGGGGGATTTGCCGAGCTTGGCGATGTTACAAAAACGGTTTCAGGCATTATCAATGCCTATGGCTTGACCTCAAAAGACGCTCAGGGAATTGTTGATACCCTTGTGCAAACTCAAAACGATGGTGTCATTACTGTTAGGCAATTAAGTGACAATATAGGGAATGTTGCATCTATTGCCGCAGCCGCTGGGATACCTTTTAAGGAACTAAGCGCTGCGATCTCAACAGCAACCCTAAAAGGTGTCCCGGTTGAGCAGACATTTACCGGTGTGCGCCAGGCGATTACCTCAATCCTCAAGCCAAGCGAGGAGGCCAAGACCCTGGCAAAAAGCCTAGGCCTTAGCTTTGACCTGGCATCCCTGCAGGCCAAAGGCTTTGGCAGTTTCCTTGCAGACGTTCAGGCCAAAACTGGAGGGGCGGCCGATAAAATCGCCATCTTGCTAGGTTCAGTTGAAGCACAAACTGCGATACAACCACTGCTTAACGACCAACTCAAGACGTATAATGAGCAGCTAGACAATCAAAATAACAAAAGCGGGCAAGCTGCCGAAGCTAGCAAGATTGCAACGGAAACGATAGCCGGTGGATTTAACCAACTTGTCAATGCCACCAAGAACCTTGCCGGAACTGTCAATACAGCACTTCCTGGCGCATCACAGCGATTTTCAGACCTTGCTAAAGCTATATCTATTACAGCAAAGTTAGCGGAGGCAGCAGGCTCAAACATCAGCAAAGCATTAGCAACGCCCATCGGCAACGATTTGCAAAAACTGCTAGACCCGTTCCGGGGGGTTTCCGAGCTTTCAAAAATACCTGGCCTTGATAAGCTGCTCAGCGGCAACAAGGAATTAACCACTGAACTTGGCAAGCAGGACCAAACGCAAGCGCAAATTAATGCAAAGCAAAAACAACTAGAGGCAACTGCAGCGGAAATTCTCGGCAACAAGCGAAGCCAAAACTTAGAAGATCAGGTTGCTGTCCAAAATGCACAAAAACTTCAGGAGGCTTACGGCAACCTTGTAAAAACTCAACTTGATGGGCAGGTAAAAGTAAGCCAGGCTGGCATCAACCTGGGTCAGGCGCTGGTTGGACTAGAAGAATCACGGTTCGGCATTATTCGTAGTCGCCAAAACTACGAACTTCAAGTATTGCAAAACACGGGGGCAAGTGAGCAGCAACTTGCAAGTGTTAGGCGTAAGAATTTTGAAATTGAAATTGCAGCCATTAACTTTAAGTATCAAGCATTGTTAAAACAACAAGAATTACAGGCTAATCTGCTTAGTCTGCAGCAACAGCAAGCAAGGGTAGAAGCAGAGCAAGCGGTGAGCGCAGCAAAAATAAACGTAGAAAAAGCCGCATTGGCCGTTGAGGGTTCCCGGCTGGCAGGAGACGCTGTTGGCACGGCAACGGCTGAGAAAAATTTGGAAATCGCCAGGCTTGATTTAACCACTGCTCAAAGCAAGCTGCAAACTGTATCTCAAATTGAGCCAATAACGCAGAAAATTGCCGACGCTAATGATGAAGCCGCTCGCAATAGCATTAAAGCGCAAGCCGCTGGCGTAGGACTAGAGCAGGCTGCGGATGGCACGTTCCAAAAAGTCAAGGGCTATGTTGATCAGTTTTCTAAAGCCCGAGATAAAGGCGCTGAGCTTGATGAACTTATGAGCGAAACTTCTTCTGCTGCTAACTCAGCCAGGACCCAGACCGCAGGAATGGCGACTAACATGAACAACGCCGCTGACTCGGCCCGGTCGTTCTATAACTCATTGAAAGGCGCCGCTGGCCTACCCCCTGCCCGGTTCACTGGTGGCCCGGTGGACGCCGGCCAGACCTACCGCATCAATGACGGCCCGAGGGGGATGAGCCTGGGGCAGGAAGCCTTCCTGTCGGCATCGGGGGCGCTGAGCTTGATCAACCGACCCGCAAACAGCCTCTGGATGGCGCCATCAAAAGGCACCGTGATCCCCGCTGCCGTGACCAGCCGACTGAAGGAATCCGGGGCCCTGGGTGGTGGCGCTGGCGTGATGCGGGTGGGATCCGATCCGGCAATGGCCCATCTGGCGGCGGCGGTTGGAAACCTGAGTCAGGAGGTAGCCGAACTGAGGCGTAAAGCGTGGAACGTGGGCGTCAATGTGCGGGGCGATGGATCCGGCTTGAGATTGGCGCAGACCATGGCGCGGATGCGTTGAGGGTGGCCCCATGAGCCTGCAGCTCAGCTATGGCGGCAGCACACTGACCCTGCGCTACCTGCAGGCGCAGCCGATCGGTTATGCCGAAGCTGAAACTGAGCAGGGCCTGACGGCGCGGCGCTTCATTGTGGCGGGGCTGTGCACGCCAGCGCAGTGGGTGACGTGCTGCAGCATCTTTGATGCCTGGCAGGCGGCCAAGATCCTGGAGGCGCCCACCATCACCAGTCGAGCGGTGGGTGCAGCCGTGACGCTGACCTGCTCCGCCCATGGCCGCAGCGTTACCGGCCTGGGTTGCTGGTTCACCGGGGCCCCAGCGGGGGAGACGACCGGGGCATGGGTCAAGGTGAGCTTCACGCTGATCGACGCGGCGCAGCAGTTGGCGGTGGTGCTTCGCCAGAACGAGAAAGCTCGACTGGGGGGTGATGCGTTCCTGCCTGCCTACGGCACTATTACCCTGGGGAGCACCACCCTGGCGCTGCTTGATCAACCCGAGGGCTTCGAGGATGGCCCATCACTGGAGCCCACCAGTACGGGGGGGTTCGTGGCACGGGGCCCCCTGGTGGCCTCTGAGGTGCGGACCGTTCGGGGGGTCACCAATTCCGCCGGCTGGACTGCGCTAAAGGGGTGGTTCACGTCCACTATTGCCGCACGTCCTGGAGCTACCGACTTCTGGCCCGTGGGTGAGATGGGACTAGAGCGCGACCAGATTGTCAGCGGCGGTGCGGTGATCGAGCGCTACATCGTGACCGTGAAGCTCAAGCGGAGGGCTGCCTAATGCCTGCCGCGCCGATCGATGTCCGCGCCCAGGCATTCAGCAACCTGGGCCCTGTGATTAGTGGGCAGCTATCCGACGATCCGCTGCAGCCTGGGGTGGGACTCCTGCGCACGCAAGGGGAGGTGGTGATCAGCGGCCTCATCCAGCCGGCCAAGGGCACCGAGATCACCATAGGGGTGCGGCTACCGGGGGGCACCCTGACACGTTTCCCCAGGCGACTGCGGGTGATTAAGGCGGAGAGCGACCCGATCGAAAACCAGACCACCCTGACCGTTGGGTGCCTGCTGGCCTTGAAATGGGACCTAGTGAAGGCGGAGATTTTCTATGCCGACGAAAACCCGCAATGGACGCCGGTTGAGCCAACAGCGGCAGGATCCACTCCAAACATCTGCCACCTGAGCACCGTGGTGGCCACCTGCCTAACCCGTTGTGGAATCACCCAGGCGGGCGGCAACCCTGCCATCACGGGTGCTAAGGCGATGGACAGCGTCGACCTATCTGATGGCTATTTGGAAGTAGCCAGCAGGATCCTGGGGGAGGCGGGCCTGTACGGCTTCATTGATGCAGCGGAAACGCTGCGGTTGCGACAGGTACTGGCTCCAGCCAGTACGGGGCCACTGCTGGCGATGAGTGACCTGATCACGATGGAGCCGATCGGTGATCCTGCGGCACCAGATGAGATCCTGGTTGAGTACACGGCGGTCGAGGCACCACCGAATTACAAGCCCAAGAACCCGGACGACAAAGCGGTTACCTGGAATACCGACGATCAAAATGCGCCCCAGGGTGGACCAGGCTACGCAAGGAACTGGACATACCAAAAGACCATCAGCCCCGTACAGACATATGAAATTGAATACCAACGCACAGTTGGCAACGCCAAGGTAACTTTTCAAGATTCCGTTAGCTTTGTTTCTGAGTCGGTAAACCAGAGCTTTTACAGAACAATGAGCTACAAGGACAAGGACGGCAAGATCCAAAAACAAGACGTACTTTTTAGGTCAACATCAGACACGACTACCTGCAGCGCTGCCGTAAATCCAACTGAATGGAAATCAAAGCGAGAGGGCGGTAGTGGTTACAACCCCCTTGCGTTGCAAGTCAAAGCGACAAGGGTTTCCAAATCTTACAAGATCACAGAA